GGTCCATGCAGACCCATTGTAAGAAAGGATAAATTGTCCGGCCTGTCTAAACTCATTTGATACATCTTTTCTTGTTAGCTCAAAGTTAACAAAGGCAGACTTAAAATCAACTGAGTCTAGTGTAAAGATCTCTAATGATGATGATTGATTATTTAAAATTACGAAATCTTCCTGACCGCTTCCCTCGATATTTGGGGATGATCCAGATGTAAACCCATCAGCAAAAGATACCACTCTCACAAAATACCTTCCTTTAGAATCTTGAGCCTATAAGCGAGCGGATTACTTGCATCACTTGAAGGTACGTAAGAAAGCTCATTTTGAAGGTTCTCAAATTGTTTGATCCAACCGATAAAAGAGCTTTGACTGTTAACGTAATTAGGCCCTGCTACTAGCTTAAGTGTATAATTCCCTGCACCGATTTGAACAGGGTTTGATGGAATAACAGGATAAAAAACATGAGCATAGTTGTTAACTGTGCCTAAGGATGTCTTAACATCTGAAACGGTAAAGTTTTTACTGAATACCTCACCATTTACGCCGGTTAATGTCAGGGTGAAATAATCTGCCTGTGCGTTGTGTAGGTACAGATAAGGGATGAATGCGCCAATGTGAACTCTCTGTAACCCCGAGTAAGTAATGTTTGCTTCAAGCTCGTTTACTAGCTTTTCAACTAGCAGGGTGGTCATGTTGCCTCTTTAAGAGTTAATGACACGTTGTATTTATTAAATGAATTGTTTGTTATTGTTGGCACTTCCTGAAAGTAAACCATCCCACTGAATCGCCTGAAGTCGTTGCTCATGTTCTCACATCCGAGCCTGATGAATAGAGGCTTAGTTTCACCGCAGTAATCGTATGCCTTAAAGAATTCGTCCAAAGCATCTTTGTCGATGTAGTTTAAAGAACAGTTAATAGTTTTTTGACGGCTAATAATGTCGGTAAATATCTGGCCATAGCGATTTGTTTTTTTAGTGCTTAACTCATCGTCCTTGTAAGACCAGCCAAAGTTAATAGACCTTACGATGTTGTTCTTTTTGCCTAAGAAGATATTAGACACTTCACAGTAGCCAAGTGTTGATGTGATAACCATTCTACAAAATCTGTATGAATGGACAGCTGCGAACTCTTTAAACCCTACACCGAACTCTGTTGAGAATGTTACAGACTCGGTAGCAGCCGGAGAAACCCAGTTATCTGTAGCGTTAAATTCAAGTGTGACTGTAGAAAATCCAAAGCCGTTTCGTTTATCTGCAATTAGAAACACGGTGTCGACTTCTGATGTCTCACCAAAATCAAACACAATCTCATCTGAATTGGTTGTACTTCTATAGACTTTAGAGCGCCTAGAGTCTTTGATGTTGCTTACCGGGTAAAGAGCATTCTCGGTTGATGCTGTTAGTGTGGATTGATCTACTAAATTGTCTGAGTAAATAGCAAAGCTCATCTATTCCCTTTAAGTTAACGAAAACCCACTTCTTACCTGATCTCTGACCACTCGTGCGATTGTTCTTCCATCTACGTTTATAACGATGTCACCGCCACCTAGATTTCCGCTATTAATAGCATTAAACACGACTGCCTGTTGCTGGGCATTTAGAACCATTTCACCATCTCTAACCGTTGCCAGTCTATTATCACCACCCATAGTAGCTCCTTGGCCAATAATACCGCCCTGAGCATAGCCCTTGAGACCTGCTACTTGAGCTGCCTGCGCCGCCATTGCTGTTGCAGCGATAGCACCGAACGTAAACCCTAGAGGTGGTCCACCTAATCTTGTACCGTAAGCAAATGACGAAGCTACTGCCTGTGGCGTTCTAATTGCAATCTCACCTAGGGCCGCCGCCTTACCGATTGCTGCTAGTGATTTGTTTTCAGATGATGCCAGTGATTTGGCCGTGCTAAAAAATGTTTGCTGATTCTGAATCTCTTGCTTAAGTAAGTCACCTTTAAGTTTTGCGGCTACTGTGGCCGATTTAATATCCGCTTCTCTTTGCGCTTTACGATTAGCAAGACCTCTTTCTTCAGTGTCTGCAATTAGCTTATTCTTGTTAATCGCTGCCTGCAATTCAAGATCAATTTTAGACTGTTCAAATGATGAGACCTGCCCAAGCTGTTCCGCTGTTCTGGCAAAAAACCTTTCATCTTGAGCGATCTGATTCTGAAGGTCTAGTTCGTTAGCCTGTAGAATGTATGCATTATCTAGGGCCAGTAACTCAGCATTTAACTGCTGTCTTCTGTTTAGTATATCTTGATCTACTGTCTCGTTTTGATTTACGCCTAGTGCATTTTTTAAGTTAGGTGCAGCTGCAGATGCTTCTGCGCTAATCTGAATGATGTTTTGCTTGATAGAGTTTAGACCATTAACCGTCTTGTCGAATACGTTTCCTTTAGTGAGGTCAAACGCGTCCACAACTTGATTAAGGTCAGTTTTTGCCTGTTTTGAAAACGAATTAACAGTAGATTCTAGTTGTTTAATTGGAGCTTCAAACAACCCCCCAAGATCGAGCGCAGATGCTACCGACTCGAGTGCCTTAAACGGTGCAAGTATTGCCCCTGTAAGAACTTCAGCTGCTTTAAATATAGCGAACGAGAAAGAGTTAAATGTAGCGTTTAGAACTCTGAATATACCGTTAGACGCGTCTGTTACAACCTTAGCAAGTTCAATTACTACTATAGTAGCGTTTCTAATGTCATTCTCGTTAATGATTGGCTCTGACTGCGCTACACCGTCGATAACATTTTTAAGTGAATTTAATACACCAGCAAGAGTTCCACTTTGTGTAATGATTTTACCAGTGCCTTCCTGTAGCTCACCGTAAGCGTTCTTAAGCTGTTGCAATGAACCAGCATAGCTCTTTGATGCGCTTTCAGCTGACCCAGAGAATCTTTCAATTGTCTTAAGCGTGTTGGCAAATGTTTCAGCGTCTGTAACGCCCTTCTGAATCTCTACACCCTGTCTTTGAAGTGCGGTGATGTTTCCGTTAGCTGCCTTACCAACCAAAACAGATGCTGACTCTAAATCAATTCCAAGGGCCGAGCTTAATTCAATAGCTGCCTTAGTGGCAGGAATTAATGCCTCTTTATCAAGCTTTCCTAGAGTTTGAATTAATGCTGCAGACGATACAACTGCATCATCTTCAAAGACGGTTGTTCTCTGAATCTCTTCAGCAAACGCTCTAATGTCTGATGTTATCTTTGTAGTAAGCTGACCTGTCTGGGATAGTGAAAGCTCTAGTCTTCTGAAAGCCTCGTCTGACTCAGATGCCGCCTTAATTGATTCTTTTAAGGAATCTACAGAACCCGAAACAGCTCCAGAAAGAACATCAAAGGCCTTAGTGGCCACGTTACCAGCAAAAACACCAGCGGCAACCTTAAGAGTGTCTGATAGTGTTGATGCTTTATTTGTGGCCTTATCCAGAGCTGAGTTTAACGTGTCTTTTAATACCGCTAAATCAAACTCAATTTTTTCTGCCATTCTCTATTTCCTCTTTGATCCATGAGAAAATCATAATCTTATCAAAATCAATCTCGCTGTGGTGAACCGTTAAACCTAAAGCAAGTACTGATTTAAGTTCGGCATACTCAGAGATTAAATCCATTACTGATCTGATCTCTCTGGCCTTATCAGGCTCTACCAGACTCTCAAGATCTTCCTTAGACATTGAGCTAGAGAATGCGTTAAGCGCATCTCTAATTAAGGCTTTTTTGAAAAAGCACCTACAACCCTTTTTAGGATATCATCAGCAATATCTGAAAGATGAACGGTCATCTCATCACCCATGGCGTTGATATCTTCAAACGAAGAAACACCTTCCATTTCGGAGTAATCAAGCAATGGTCCAAGGTTTTCCATGATGCTAATCTTTGCGCCCATTGGATCGTCATTGACGAAGAACTCTTTGGCCACTTTAAGTAGCTTCATGTTCTCGATTACTGTTGGGTTTCTGTACTTCAGAACACCCTTTGATGTCTTAAACTCGTTCATTTTTTACCTTAGATAAAGTTAATGAAGACGTCTTTTCCAGTGCTAGTCACAAATCCCTTGAGCGTGATCTCTGCCTGAATGAAACTATCGCCACTCGTAGTGTAGCCTGACACTGTGGCATTAGGGAAGTACGCATTAAAGCACTTACCCGGAACCCAGTTCCCACCAACTTTAGGGCCAGCGTTAAGCATAGCAGAAATCCCGCTATTCTTAAGTAGAGCATCAAGCAATGCAGCATCATACTTATTGAGTGTAGCTGTTACGCTCATCTCAACAGTTCTTGAGGTAGGGATTTTTTCACTTACGCCAGACTCTTCACAGATACAGTCAACATCCTCAACCTCTTTAGAGATTGTGATTGAAACTGACTGAGCGCAGATACAGGCATTATCAGCAGCTGACCCAATGAATAGTTCAGCGCCTTTGATTACGATAGCGTCTGCTGAATCGTAAGATGGAGTGATAGCAGATGTTAAAGTGATAGCGTTGTCTGAAGTGTAAGACACGGAACCAGTGTCGTTAGCAGCAACAGAGAATCCAATTTTTGGACCGATAGAGTTTGAAGCGTTGGCACCTGTGTTCCATAGTAAAGAGAACAAAGTAGATCCAGAGCTAATAATAAACTTACCATCAACGCTAGAGTAAACGCAGTCCATCGTCTCAGAAGATGCACCCTCTAAAGCTGCTTTAATCGCATCGGCCAGAGAGATTGGTGTTTTATAGATACCTTCAGCAACAGAGCAGACTTGAGTTCCTTGATCGTCTGTAAAGTCGATAAACTTTGTGCTCGCAGTGATTGTAATAGGATTGAAGTAGTACTTTGTTCCCTCGTAAGAAAATTCAACTTCACCATATCCGTTAGCATCAGCAGTGATTGAAGCCTCTGTAACAGTGTTACCAGCTGAAACCTCAATAGCGTGACCATTGCCTAGATACTTAGTTGTTGAGAATGTTGGATGACCTTGAGCGGCCGGTTGATACGTTACGGCCTTACCTGTATTTGTGCCAGATGCAGGAGCGCCTGACAGTCTGAAGTTTAGGTTTAACTCATCACCAGAAACGCTTGATACGTTACGGATAGAGTAACCATTTGAAGCGTCTTTAATTAGAAGTGCCTGACCAGCTTGGAAGTTTGCACCTTCAGCAGACGGCATAACAAGCTTATTAACAGTTGAGCCAGAGGTAGTATCATACTCTACAGAGTTAACATCTTTAGAGCCCATGATTGATTCCCACATAACACCCAGCTGGGGCTCTTGACCCTCAACGCCAGAGTGACGAAGGTATGCTGAGTGTGAACCACTTACAACATCTTTACCGATTAGCCCTTTAGATGCGCCAATATCATTTAAAAGCTCATCGCTTTCTAGAATCTCAGGTTCGTAGTTAAGGGAGTTGCCCGGACGTAAAGGAACAAAGTCTGCACCTGCTGATGGTGGAACGTAAGTCCCGGCCGCTGACTCTTCTTTAACTGCAAAAATTGTTGCTCTCTGTAATCCTGCACTCATGGTGACTCCTTAAACTATTTGATCACTAATTGTTATTGTAAAAGTTACTTCACTGAAAAGATATTTTTTTTCGCCACTGACGATCTCTTGGATACCACTAATCGACGTTACATCAATCAAGTCAATAATGCTTTGTTGACCTAACTCATCGGGTGATACGCACATAAGGCAAAACTCTTGCTGAGAATCAAGTAATGCCGCCGTAACTGCATCGAATCCATTTTCTTTAGATGCTAACGAAACAAAGTTTTTAACCAAAACTAGAGTAAATTGACGGCTTACCGAAAGGTCACAAAACTGCTGAACCTCTCTCGATGCGTCTTCTACCTTGATTCCCCAAGCATCTTTCTTAACCAGATCCGGGTTTTCATCAAGGTTATAGGGATTATGCAGGCGTGTTTTTGATGGAAATAATTCAGAAGTTTTCTGGATCAATGCATCATAAACATCACTAATCTTACTCATCGACTAACCCACCCCTGTCTAGACTCTATGTCTCTGATCTCTTTAATTGCGTTGTTATTAGTGTCTACAACAAATTGTGATAAGTCCATTCTAGTATTGTATTCTTTGCGAGCATCATCCCGGTTGTCTTTGTAGTCTCTTCCAAAGGCGTTGTAGATTAGCTCAGCTACCTTTGAAACAGAAGCAGGGGATAGGATAGATCTATCTAGGATCTGTTCAGCGCCTAAAATAATACCCTTTCTTTTAAGGTCTTGAATGATTAAGTCCGCAGCTCTTATATGCTGTTCTTCCCACGATTGTTTAGCTGTTTCAAAACCTGTCAAAAACTCTGGGTCGTTGAATACTGGAAACTCGCTATATAAGTCGAAATCATCGCTAAATTTATGCCCGATGTATTCTAGTTCAACTTCGTCTGACAGGTCACTTGATACGGTTAATCTGATCCAGTACATCCCATAGACTGAAATATTCTCTAGCCCATCAATGCTCTGGCCAGATGAGTTTGTATTCTCTCTTTGCCATGCTGTATCTATGTCAGGGGTGAACTCAATATAACCAGATTTTGAAAATGCTTCTGTGTAGTCGTTTTTATGAACTACTGGAACCCATCCTTGGGAAGACCAGTAGTCAATTATGATAGACGATTCATTGGTGTTAGTCACTGGACCAGTCTTCACAAAGAAGTTATTTAAAGGGAAATCAGCAGCTATATAAATAGCATCAGAGGTAGACAGAGACATCAGGTAAGTGTCTGTTCTGTACCTGTTAATCTGCTCTGTGATCTCGATTAGTGAAGTGCCTTCCTTAAAGAATACTCGCATTTTTTTCTCCGTGTTTATCCTAATCTTTTGCCTATTCCTGAATTGACACTAAACCTTCAGTATCAAAGACCAATCTTGATCCGGATTGATTTAGTTCTTCAATACGGTAGCTGATAAAATCATCTGCCATATCGTGACACTCTTGCTCGCTAGGTAACGTTGCAATGAGCTGGTATCCATCAATCATCACAGTCTCGTAGTTGTATGAATAAAGATTAAACATATTATTGACCATTCCCGATAATCATAGCTTCACCTAATGTAATTCCTGTTCCTGCTGCGGTCACAATTAATCTAGCAAACTTCCATTGCTCGTTTTGTACCTTACCATGAGCAATACCAACAGCAGTTGTGAGCGTGTTTCCTGTTGTGTGCCAGTTTGTAGCATCATGCGAGAACTGAAGCGTAAGTGTAGCGGCTGTAGTTTGCGCGGTACATCTGATTAAGAAGTTAAAATCCTGACAACCCTCAACCAATAATGCTGGTGTAGTAGAGTTAAGCGTATTCGGAACAATTGTCCTGTCTACAATTTGACAATTCTGGGAAGCTGCATGAGAGATCTGTGATCTGTTAATAGATCTTGTGAAGCTTGGAGTAGTACCGCCCACTGTTTGGACATAACGAACACGAGTTCCACGCAATCTTATGATCGGTGAGTTGTATTGGCCAGTTGCCGTAATTCTTGGGAAGTCGTAAACCTTAAACCAGTTCACGCCGTTGTCGGTAGACTCCTCTACGCTGACATCAAGTGTTGGCGCTGTTCCACTCACAACCGTAACTGGAATATTGACTTGATAAGCTGTTCCGAAAGTTGGGGTTAGTGTAGCCGTAGTTGTGGTTGTAGTTAATGCTGCTGATGCAACGTCGATCACAGTTCCCGGTATTGCAAGGTTTGCAGAGGTGACTGCTGACACTGTGGTGACAGCTGATACAGTAGTTACGCTTGTAAGTGTACCTGAAACGGTCACGGCTGGGGTGTTATCTAGACGAACAGGTAGGGGGCTATTAAGTGACTGAGCTTTCACGTTATGGATAGACACAGATTGAGAAACATAGTTC